AGTAATTCTGGAAGACTTTTCTTATTGCCTTATACAAAGGACTTTGGGAGGATTACCCGTTTTTAAGGTAATGACTTGGCAACTGTACTATTTGCAGCGTTTTGCCTTAATTTGCATTCAAGTAACTCATTTCAGCTACAAAGGTAATAGAATAATTTTATATATGCCCTTTTACATCACATATATCGCATTATAAAATATTTGTATGGAAAGTTATATGTAAAATGGGCAAAAAGTTGTATCTTTGCCAAATAATGTCAAGACAAAAATAAGTAATATGCTGTTTACAGAGAAAATTAAAGAGTTACGCATTCAAAATCAAATGCCTCAAAGGCAGATTGCGGCTGCTCTTGATATAGACACTGCAACATATTGTAAGATAGAAAAAGGTGAACGTAAAGCCAAGAAAGAGCAGGTCGCAATATTGTCGGAGATGTTTCATGTAGAAATGACTGACCTCCTTACATTGTGGCTTGCTGATAAAGTTACTGATATGGTATCTGATGAGCATATGGTTGCATCGGAAGCTCTTTCAATGGCTGCTGAAAATTTAAGAAGAATAGGTTGATATGGCAAAAGTGAAATTATACCCAGAGTTAGAAACTCCCGAAATGTTATTAGCGGATCGGTGTTCTGCGTATGGATTGAGAACATATGTCAGCCTATTCAGTAGTGCTGGTGTTGGATGCTACGGCTTTAAGGAAGAGGGCTTCTATTGTGTAGCTACTGTTGAGTTGTTAGAACGCAGATTGAAAATTCAGAAATTCAATCAGAAGTGCGTTTATAACAGTGGATATATTTGTGGAGATATGACTATGCAAGAAACCAAAGATAAGGTTTTTGCAGAGTTGGCTATGTGGAAAAAAGGATTTAATCTAACTGATTTGGATGTGTTGATTGCAACACCTCCGTGTCAGGGTATGTCCGTTGCCAATCACAAGAAAAAAGATGAATTAAAACGTAATTCATTGGTTGTTGAGTCTATAAAAATGACTCAACAGATTAAACCTAAATTCTTCATATTTGAGAATGTTAGAGCATTCCTAACATCTGTATGCACCGATATTGATGGTCAAGATAAGTCAATTAAAGATGCCATTGAGGCAAATTTGTCTGGAGCATACAATATCCTATATCAAGTTGTAAACTTCAAAGATTATGGCAATCCATCAAGTCGAACCAGAACATTGGTAATTGGCGTTCGTAAAGATTTGAAAGAGGTTACTCCATACGATATTTTCCCAGATAAGCAGCCTGAAAAGACATTAAGGCAGGTTATTGGTCATTTACCTTCGTTAAAGAGGATGGGCGAAATCTCAGAAAATGATATTTATCATAACTTTAGGAAGTATTCGCCTCGTATGGAATCATGGATTGCGGACATTAAAGAGGGACAATCAGCATTTGACAACACAGATATTACGAAGATTCCTCATAGCGTAAAGAACGGTGTTGTTGTGTACAATGCACGCAAAAATGGCGATAAATACACTCGTCAGTATTGGGACAAGGTTGCTCCTTGTATTCATACTCGTAATGACATTATGGCAAGCCAAAACACTGTTCATCCTGTAGATAACAGAGTGTTCAGTATTAGAGAGGTTATGCTTATGATGTCTGTTCCTCCATCTTTTAATTGGAGCGATATTTCTTTTGATGAGTTAAACAGAATGTCATTGAAAGAAAAAGAAGCATTCTTGAAAAAAGAGGAAATGAACATACGTCAAAACTTAGGCGAGGCTGTACCTACTATTATATTTAAGCAAATTGCAGCTAAGGTTCGTAAAATGTTATGCAAGTCCACCTTGTCAGAACAAGATATAAAGGCATTGATAGACAAAAAAAAATTGGCAATACATTCCTGTTTAATGGATTATATTAGGAATAATAGTCATCATGGTTTTGCTGAATTATCTAAAATTGCAGAGTTGGCAAATGCTCAAAGAGAAGACAATGCGGCGTATTATACAAGGCAGGATATATGCTACACCATAGTCAAAAGTTTGCCTGATGCAAAAAACTATACGGAGCTGAACATCTTAGAGCCATCAATTGGTGTAGGTAATTTTTTACCAACCCTGATATTGAAGTATGCGAATGTACAGTCTGTTACTATTGATGTAGTAGATATTGATGCAAACAGTTTGGAAATATTAAAAGAGTTGGTTGCAAAAATAGATGTGCCTAATAACATACACATCAATTATATTAATGCCGACTTTCTTCTACATAACTTTGATAAGAAGTATGACATTGTTGTCGGTAACCCTCCATATAAAAAGCTAACAAAAGAGAAGCAGTTGTTAGCAAAATACAAGATTGGTGCATCCAACAAGGATACTAATAATATATTCTCATTCTTCATTGAAAAAGCAATGAGAATAGGAAATGTAGTATCATTAATAGTTCCCAAGAGCCTAATAAACGCTCCTGAGTTTGATGCTACACGTACATTTATGAAAGAGAAAAAAATCTCTCGCATAATTGATTTTGGCGAAAAAGGGTTCAAGGGAGTAAAGATTGAAACTATCTGTTTTATTCTTGACACTCAGAAGAGACCTCAAAATACATTTGTTGAATCTTATATTACTAATGATGTCAAGTACCATCAGCAAGCATATCTAACAGATGACAAATTTCCATATTGGTTAATTTATCGCGATGAGGCTTTTGATGAAGTAGCAAACAAAATGGAATTTAATGTATTCAAAGCATATCGAGACAGAGTTATTACCAAAGCAATAACAAAGGATAATGGTAAAATCCGAGTGCTCAAATCTCGAAATATTGGCAACAATGAAATTGTCAATATTCCTGATTATGATAGTTATCTTGATAGTATTGAGGGATTGGATGTTGCTAAATATCTGAATCAGTCTAACTGTGTTCTGCTCCCCAATTTAACATACAATCCCCGAGCTTGCTTCTTACCAAAAGGGTGTATCGCTGACGGTTCTGTGGCAATCCTTACATTGGCAAAAGATGATGACATCGTAACCAATGAGGATTTGGCATTCTACGCTACTGATAGCTTTACGAAATTTTATGCGATTGCTCGTAATTTAGGAACACGTTCACTTAATATTGATAATAATTCTGTTTTCTTTTTTGGAAAACTCAAACAGCAAAGTATATGAGAAACATAATCAACGAATATCTTAGCCAATTTGATTTGGATATACGCAAATCACACGATGCAAGGTTTGTAGACCAAAAGTGTACACCGGATATTGTGTGCTTTATGGCAGATTGTGTAATGAATATGGTAGCTACAAAACCTGTATTCGTGATTAATGATGTTTGGGAAACACAGTATTTCATTCAGAATACAAGAGTTATCTTCAATAAGCCTTGGGCTAATGATAAAAAAGCGTATAATGAATATAACAAAGTGTTATCTCAACCTCTTAAACTTTTGGCATATGCTCATATTCTTAATGTTGAAATGGTAGATGGTGCATTGACATTTTCTATTGCCAACGAGGATTTGTTGGACTACATTTCACGCAAGGATAGAAACGCATACAACTTCTTATATTGTTACTTTATGAAAGTGATGTCAGATAGTGGCCTTATGAAGTATTTTGAAGAATATGCAAAAGACAGTGTTACTGATCCCGTTGCAGCAAGAGATGAGATATACGAAAAGTATTACCGTTTAATCAATGGTAATACTCCATCACATTCACGATTGGACATTAGGCGTATGTTCCACAAAGTATTCAATGTGTATGCAGCCGAACATCATTTGCACGGAAGTAATGGTAAGATTACTTATTATTCTGATTTGATGTACAACAAGAAAAATTGGCGAGATATGGATAAAGATAAAACAATAACTCGTCAAGAGGCAACAACTCCTGATAAGATTGAAAAACAAGAGGCTATCAACACTTACTATGTCCAGAAAGCAATTGCATTGATTAGAAAGATTCACACTGTAAGCGAAGTAAATGATAGTTGGGGCAATGGTGAGGCAACACAAGTGCATCACATATTCCCAAAATCACAATTCCCACAAATTGCACACTATGTTGAGAATTTGATATTACTTACGGCAACGCAACATAATTCAAAGGCTCATCCGAGCAATAAGACCCAACAGGTAAATAAGGATTATCAGTTGGTTTGCTTATTAGCAAAAGCTGATACCATAGAGAACTCTCTATTGCGGTTTGGGGATAAGTATTATCGAAAAGAGTCGTTTATATATGTAATAAACATAGGGTTAACGGAAAATTTCAGTACAGGTTTGTCATTCGATGATATAAAAACAAAATTAGTTCAAATTTACAATGCAGCATAAAATGGCAAAATATCCTAAGGGTTCAGAATGGCGTATATGGGATTTGCATATTCATACCCCCGAAACTGCAAAAAATGACCAATACGGCAATGATGAAGCCGCTTGGGATGCATTTCTCAATAAAGTAGAGGCAAATGCTAATGTTGCAGTTTTAGGAATAACTGATTATTTCTCAATTGATAACTATTTACGCTTAAAGCAAAAGCAAAAAGAGGGGCGATTAAATAGTAAAACCCTACTTCCAAATGTTGAGTTAAGGATAACACCTGTAACTCAACAGGAAACGCCTATAAACATCCATGTGATTTTTAATCCCGATTTATCAACAGATATAATAGAACGAGAATTCTTTCGTTGCCTAAAATTCAGATATAGAGAATGTGATTACTCATGTTTAAAAACAGACCTAATCGCATTAGGAAAAGCATTCAAAGATGACGATACAATTGATGATGAGTACGCAAGAAAAGAGGGTATTGGTCAATTTAACATAAATTTCCAAGATTTACAACAGACTTTAAGCAAACCAATCTTGAGAAATAATATAATTGTTGCTGTATCTAACAGCAATAAAGATGGCAATAGCGGCATTCAACATTCATCTATGGCTGCCACAAGACAGGAAATATATAGAATGTCGAATATTATATTCTCTGGTAATCCAAATGATGTTAGCTTTTTCTTAGGACGAGGAAAGTTAGATGCAAAGGCAATAGTAGATACTTATGGCAGTATTAAACCATGTGTAACAGGTAGCGATGCTCACTCGCTTGATAAAGTCAATGTATTTCCAAATGACAGAATTACATGGATTAAAGCAGACCCCACATTTGATGGTTTGAAGCAAATTATATATGAACCAGAAGGTCGTGTTTGTATTCAAAAAGAAAATCCAACCTTTGATGTTGAGAAATGTCCTTTTACGAGAATATATATTCCGACAAGCACTAATGTATTTGTAAATGAAACAGATATATCTTTTGCACCTCAGGAACTTCCACTGAATAGTAATTTGGTTTCTATCATTGGAGGTCGAGGGACAGGTAAAAGCGTTTTAATAAATTATATTGCTGCAGCCTTTCATAAGCAAATACAATCGGAAAATTTCAATCTTAATTCAGAAATTATAATCAGTCGCCAAGCATCAGTATCTGAAGAAGCAAAAGATTTTAAAGTTTCTGACAACCCCAATGTCCCATTCATGTATATTGCCCAAAGCCAAATAAAGGATTTGGTGCAAAATAAAGATAAATTTTCTCAGAACATACGCGAAACTATTGGAGTTACTGATAAATACTGCATCTCTTCAGAATTCTCATCAAAGACAGAAATTGCTATAAATGAATATTTTAGAATCATTAAAATAATAAATGCCAACAATACTACTCCACAAGAGAAACGAGATGTTATTGGGAAAGAAATCAAAAAATATAACGACTTTATTGCCAATATAACTTCTGAACAAAACAAGAAGAATTTAGAAAGTTACAAAAATAGAGTCGGCAAGCTAAATCAGTTTAACTCGTGGATAAATTCACTCCAACAACTTGTGATAAGTATTGATAAATTCACAATTGAAACAAATGAAAATATACGGAATTGGAATGAATTATTTAAATCACAGGAAGTAGATATTCCATTAGTTGATATATCTAATACAAAGGGATATATTATAGAAAGTCTTATCCCACGTCTTGTTGCTGCGCAGGAGAAAATTCAAAAAGAAATAGCAGATACAAAAAATGAGTTTAAAGATTATAAGGGCGATTTGGCTACATTGTTGTCAAATGTTTCAGTGTATCAAAATAAAGTGTCCGAATTATCAAAGCAAATAGAAACTATAGGATTAGAAGAAGCAAAATATCAGAATATTACAAGTGATGTTTTTAAAAATTTAGGGATTGAGATAAAGACCAATATAGAATCCTACACTCGTCTAATTGAGCAGAAGTGGAATGAATTTAAAGGGAATGGCACTTCTATTGACCCGAAAAAGAAAGAACTATTAGATTTGATTCTACAAGAGAATCTAAATGTTTCGGTTGATGTACATTTTGATTCTTGCAAGATGTATAATCTGTTATTAGAAAAACTTGATGGAAGAAGTTACAATGAGGAAAAACTCAGAAAGATTCTTAATATTGAAACATTAAATGACTTTTATGATTTTATATCACAAACTACCGACCATAACATTTTTAACTCTGAGATTAAAAATGATTTAAGAGGTAGATTATTAGAACTTTATTTCAAGAGATATACACAGTTTATATCACACGATATAAATGTTACTCTTGCAGGCAAATCAATAACCAAACTTTCATTTGGTCAACAAGGTACGATATACCTAAGATTGCAAATTGCAGCTAATATGTTTAGTGAGACTATTATATATGACCAGCCAGAGGATGACCTAGATAATAGTTTTATTACAAGTGAACTTATATCCATTTTCAAAACTATAAAACAATTTAGGCAGATTATTATTGTTTCTCACAACGCAAATTTGGTCGTAAATTCAGATTCAGAGCAGGTAATCATTGCTCAAAATGAAGATGGGCAACTGAAATATATATCAGGTTCTTTGGAGGATCCAGATATAAACAATGCGGTTTGCCAAATATTGGAAGGTGGTAAATTTGCCTTTGAGAAAAGAGAACGCAGATATAGAATTAACTAAATTGCATGAGGGTGACAAAACTCTATTGTATTGAAACCCAATATCATTTGTTAAATAAATTCACCGTCAAAGAATGATTACATACTCTTTGACGGTGGATTTGTCTTGTTCTGAGTTGGAAATATATCAAAATAACAATGAACTTTTCATGTTTTTGAGTTTTGAGATCTTCATAGTTGTATACCTCTGTTCTGTTTTGGCTTCGGTATTCCGATAGCTTCCCTAAACTCGTTCATCTTCTTTCTGAACCAACTAACGTGTGATACTCCATCAATATTGAAATCGAACTTCCCGTTTTCATCCTTCTTGATGGAACATACGGCACGTTTGGTTTCAAAGTCTCGGTTGAACTCCGAAGAATAGAGCTTGCCTTTTATAGGAACATCCTTGAATGTGCATAGCATTCGGATTATTTCATCTTTGAAACCCAAGCGTTCACGCAGGAAGTTTATCATCGGCATCAGCTTCTCCACATACGGAAAGTAGCGTTTGACAAAATCAGTGAACTCTGACATCTTGCGGTGTCGCTTTTCGTAGGCATCCGTTATCTCCTCTATGCGCTTTGTGTGTTGCCGCTCCCTTTGTCGGGCTTCCTCTTCAAGTTCCGATACACGCTCGTGCAAATTCCTGTTCTCCCTCTCCAGCGTCTTGACCTTGTTGCTTCCGAAAAGAGAACCGACACTTTCGGCTATGTTGGTCGCTGCGGTCGTGGCTGCACCTTTCAGTTTCTCGGTCTGCACCTCTTTCTTGGCTTGGCGAAGTTCCTGCTGTGCTGCTTCTTTCTGTATCTGCAAATCCACCACTTCCGCTTTGAGACTGTCAGCGAGTTTCTTCGTCTCGTTGTAATATTGTTGAGTGGACTTATGCCGTGCCGTTGAGCCGTCTATGCCACGTTGCAATCCGTACTTCGCCATCGCTATGGCGTAGGTGTCTTGGTAGGACTTCAATTTCAGCCGTGTCATAATATCATCGGCACACAGCCTTACGGTGTCGGTCGGTTTCTTGCGGTAGCGTTTCTTCGCCTGTTCCTCCCGTTTCCTGCGCTTGCGCTCGCCCTTGACGATGGGAACAAGCGTGATGTGTATATGTGGCGTTTCCTCGTCCCTATGAAGATGTGCCGCTACGATATTCTCCTTGCCGAAGAGGTCGGCAAAGTAACTCAGATTGTCGGCACACCACTCGTCTAATCTTCCCTCTTTTTCGATGCGCTCCATATCCTCATGCGTTCCCGACACATTGATGCGGATTGCCCTCACTTGGTTGTTGCCGATTTTGCGTGTCAGCCCCGCTTCCTCCAATCTCCGCCCAATGGCTGCGGAACGGTCTTTCACTCCATCGGGATAGTCGATGAGTTTGCGGTTAAGGTGCGTCCGTGTCGGGTCGGCGTTCTTCGGAATGATGAAACGCTCGATGTGGGCAGTGGTTCCGCTGTCGGATCCATGCGCCTTTTCCATGTGCAATACTACAAATCCCATATACGATTTTCCTTTCTTATTTTTACTTGTGAAACAATGGTCGGTTATTCTCCTGTACGGCTTCTGCCGTTGGTTGGGGAGAGTCCAGAGAGGTACAACCTCTTTGGCTTATTGGGGAATTTTCAGCGTTGCTTGCAATGCGGCTCGGAAAATTCCCTAATAAGCTATGGTATTTCCCGGTGGCAAATATCCGCACGGTTGCAAGCGTTCCCACTCGCTACATCTTCAGCCCTCGTTTTTTCGGTGGCTGCATCATCCGCCTTGCGGATTGGACTTGCTTCTCCTGTTTCATCGGCTCTGCCGATTGGGACAAAGGCTTACCGCACAGGTATTCGTTCAAGTCCTTATACTCACTGTAATGTATAGACTTGTCGGAAAGGCGTTCTCCGAATCTTGCCCGCAGATGCTCACAGGCTGTCCGTCCTGCCGTGTCATTGTCAAGGAAACAGCCGATTTGGGAATAGTCAGCCAATATGTTTTCCGCCTTTGCGAGATTGGAAACGGAGTTCAAGATGATATAGTCCTGCGTGGTCAGTCGTGGGTACTGCGGATTGTTTTTCATGCGGATGGTAAGGAACGAGAGGTAATCCATGAAGCCCTCGAAAAGATAACACATACTTCGTGGCTCTCCCTGCTGTCGGATATGAGTGATGTCCTTTGGAGCGACACAGCCTTTGAAATAGCGGTTGCGCACCTCATAGCCTCCTGCCATGTTAGGGAAGCCGATGGCGAAGTATGGTTTGCCATTGTTCTCAAAACGGAGTTCCCGACAATCTTTCTTGGCGAGTTCGGTGCTTATCCCTCGCTCCTGCAAATAGGATAACAGCGCAGGAGAGGATAACTCCGAAACTTGCAGGTGTCGGTACATCGGTTCTGAAACGGATTGCCGACCAAAAGAGAACGGTGTATGATTGGCGGTGTGTAGGTGCGGTGTCTGTTTGGCGATGCGCTCCAACAGGTACGGCACATTATCGGAACGGTAGAGTTCCGAAGCCAATGCGATGATGTTGCCGCCCTTGCCGATGCCGAAGTCATACCATTGGTTGAGTTCGGTGTTTACCTTGAAAGAGGCCTCAGTTTCCTCTCTCAGCGGTGACTTGTACCAAAGGCTGTTGCCCTGTTTCTTGACGGGTGTGTAACCCAAACATTGCAGATAGTCTGCGATTCTGATTTGTTTTGCTTCCTGTATAGTCATAAGTAATATTTCTATGGATTGGATGATGGTTGAAAAACTGTTGATTTGATGAATGAATGGCTTAATGTGCTTATATTCAAATTTATATATACTCAACAACTTCTCAACAAAGCACTCGCCAAAAGAAAAATCAACAATCGGTCGGGGCGTTGTCATCAACTTCTATTTTGGTCTGTTGAGATTTTGTTGAGAGCGTATATCCTTTATTATCAGTATTGTTATACTCTTATTCATCAATTCAACAAAAAAACAATGGAATTACAGGGATTCAAGTTGTCCCCTTGTGATGGTGTAATAGCGTCCGACCCTCCTTATCGACTCGTACCGACATTCCCGATTATAGTTCAGTTGGTAGGTGGTATATGTCAGTCCGTTCTGTGCAGGAGTCAGTTTCCAGCACTCCTGCAACACTTTCCGCACTTGGTGCTTCTCCGCCTTGACCTGCGTGCTGGTCAGCAATACCAGCAGGTCATTCGGGCAAAAAGAGAATGTGTCCGTGCCTACACTTTCCATGATGTCAAGTATAAGCTCGTGTATCTCTATTTCCAATCTGTTGCGGTTGCTGCGGATAATCTTCTGTAAGGCTTCGGTATGCAGCAGCGATGGAGCGAACCACATACGGCTTTCCTTTTCGGTGGATAGCTGCCTGTGTTGCAAATGGTAGAGGAAAGCAGGTATCTCGGCTATCAGTTTTTGCAGAAAATCGGTATCATCCGACTGTAAGCGGTCTATCTTGCGCACCCAATAACGGGTTTCACCTGCATCAATGATGACAGGCAGATACTCGTTGTTGGAACACAGCACGAACTTGGCGAAGAATGCTATCTCGTTACGGTCTTTGCCTTTGGCTTCCACCTTGTAGGATAATGCCGTGCTTAGGTTCTTCAAACGCTCGCTATCCTCCCTGCGGCTCAGCAATACCTCGTCCACCACGATAAGGAGCTTCCCTGCCCAATCGGAATTGAATTGGCTGCGGAAATCCTCGTTGGTGTTGAAAGTGACATTGTTCTGAAACAGGGCTTTCAGGAAGTTCAGAAAGGTGCTTTTGCCTGTGTTGCGTTCTTCCGATACCAGCAGCAGGATGGGCAACTTCTGTATGGGTTGCAGGTAGAGCAGTTGAAGATAATCCATCCCCAATTCGTATTGCTCCCCGAAGATGTGTTCCACCAATGAGCGGATAGAGGGGAAATCACCCTCTTGCGGTTGGTGGCCTATCGGCTCGTAGAGATTGAGGAACTTGCCGATTACGGGCTGATAGCTGACATGTTCGGGTACAGTGCAGAAGCCGTCATACTTGGGAACGCTGCCGATGTAGTCCTTGCCATAGTCTTGGCGCAGGGTCTCGTTGTTCCATGCGATGCGTTTTCTTATATACCCTCCGTTCAGTTTCGGCTGCTCCACAATCTTGTAGAGCGTTGTGCCGACACGGATAAACTCTTCCTTTGCCATGCCGCTGTCCGTGGGCGGCCGATGGCTGTTTTGTTGTTTTTCAGTTGTCATAAATCCATTGATTTTAGTTTGAATAATGCCAACCACAAAAGTATAATCAATTATCGAATAGGATGATACGTAAATCGCAGCAGAATGGGGAATAAAGCACCTTGTTACAGGAAAGTGAGCGATTGGGGGCTGTAAAAACAAAAAATCCCGAAGAAACAGGACTGAAAACAGGTGCTTCTTCGGGTACGTGAGTATGTGTGAATGGCAATACGCCTATGCAAAATATTTCGGGCTGGATGTATCGGTAATGTTCAGCGAAAAGAAGATGCTTGTTTTTTCTTTTCGCAAGTACAGTCTTTCAAGGACGGCTCTGCGAACCTGCTCCGCTCCGAATGAGTTGATACGGAAAGCAAGGGCGATGATGGCTTCAAGATTATAAACCTCCATGCTACATTTGTCCGACAGGCTGATGGTACGCCTTATTTCGTATTCCCTCAAAACTCCGCTTTTGCTGAGAGCCTTTATCCCTGCTCGGATTGTAGGAGCGACAACCCCGAACAGTTCGCAGAGTTCCCACTCTGTCATGGCGGTTGCTCCTGTATCGGTCGGCAGGGCGATATTGCCCTGTCCGTCCATCGTAATGATGCTTCGTTTCATAGCTTTGTCTTGTTATGTGTTTACACTTCCGAATGATGCGTTCAGCTTGTTTCCGAACATTGTAAGGTCATTATCAAGTTTCTGAGTGGTAATCTTTGCGTAGATTTGTGTCGTGACTATATTCGTATGCCCCAATACACGGCTTACGCTTTCGATTGGCATACCCTTACTCAAAGCCAGCGTTGCGAAGCCATGCCTCGAACAATGGAAGCTAATTGACTTGGTTATACCACATTCCTTTATCATCTTTTTCAGCGGTTTACATACCGACCAATAGTTGAGATTGGGAAAAACGAGATTGTTTTCCTGCTGAGATTTGTAACGCTCGATAATCTGCAACGGAATATCCAGTAGCTTCACTTGGTACGGTACTTTGGTCTTGTGGCGCTTTGACAATATCCATTTCTCACCGTTCACCTCCACAATATCATCATAGGTCAGTTCTTGAATATCCACAAACGAGAGGGCAGTGAAACTGGCAAAGACGAAAATGTCACGGATATAAGCAAGTTTGCTGTCTATAAACTCGTGTGTCATCACCGCTTTCAGCTCATCTTCCGTCAGATATTCCCGTTCCTTTACATTGGGGCTGATGTGGAACTGTGCAAAAGGATTGCGTGGTATTAGCCCGTTGTAGTGCGCCCTCATGACCACACCTTTCAGCCACATGCAGTTTGCCCATATCGAACCGTTCTGCAATCCTGCTTCCGTTGAGAGGTAGGCGGCAAATTCCTTGATGAAGTCGGGGGTAAGTTCCAACATCGACATATCGCTGCGCCTGTAGAACGACTTGATAAATGCGGCTACATGGTTTCTTGCCCGAACTCGTGATTGATAGGTTGCCAGCACCCTGTCTTTGCCCACACGTTTCTTGAAAGTCCCATTCTCCTTGTCAAACGCTTTCAACAGGGTTTCATACTCGCTGCCGATACCCTGATAGGCGTTGCGCACCATTTCAGCCGTAACGTATGCCTCACGGTCTGATATGCGTTGGTAGTGCTTGATGATTTGCGCCTTGATATTGTCCAAAGCGTGGTTGATGTTTCGTGCTTCAACGCTCTTGCCTTTGGCTCGGTTGCCTTTCGCATCCCAAAGCGTTTTCAGAATGTTCCGTTTGCAACTGAACTGCGCCACAGTCCCGTTGATTGTGACCCGTCCCATGATGGGGACAATGCCGTCTTTCTCCTTGCTGCCGTTCACGTAGAACAGCACTTTGAATGTACTTCTTGCCATACTCGTTTTTTTTGTTTGCAAAGTTATATATCAACGAGTTAGACCTTGTAAGCCAATCAAAGCCATACGAAGTAAATATCAGTGCCATGTGTTAAAAATCACATTTCTGCGGGTAATGATTTGCAAACCGTTCTTCTGCTTAGCTCTGCTTTTCTTTGCTTTTTCGGCATTTCCGGTTTGGCATCATATGACACCGTAACAACACTGTTGTTGAGTCGTTTATAGTCATTTCTCCCATTTTTAGAGGTTATTCCAGAGATTT